TTATTACTTTTGTATGAAGAAAAATACTGTTTTGCAAATGCCATATATTATACTGATCTTTGTCTGTTAATACTACCTCTTTGATTACTTATAAAAATATCATTACCACTTATTCTACCAAACACTTCAACTTGTTGACTACTTCCTTTTTCATTTAGCATCCCGCGTAATTTATCAAGAGGAGCAACTACTTCTGGATTAGATGCTGTTGTCCCACTTCCCTCACCAACAAGAGCCATTGTTGGACCAGTAACTAAACCTCCACTTGCTAAACCTAAAATAGATGTTTTTGCAGCTCCAAATGCTTTTCCTAATGTCATACCAGTTCCACCCATTAATAAATTAATTGCAGTCATAACAGCCAATTGAATTAATAATTGTTTAACTACTTTTTTTATGTTTTCAACAAAAGAACTAAAAAAACCTTCTTGACTATTTGCTGCATTCATCATACTTTCAAACATAATATCACCAAATAATTGTGTTGTTGCATTATATTCTTTTTGTGCTTGAGATAATTCAAATAATGGAACTTTTGCTTTTTCTAAATTTTCTGGAATTTTAGCTAATTCAACATTTATTTGTTGTAATGGTAATGGATCAATTTTTATTAATGATTCAAATTCTCTTGTTTTAGTTTTAGTTTTTTTCTTTTTAGGTGTACCAGGTTTAACAAATCCTATATCACCAGACATCATTCTTTCTAAAATAGATTTAGGATCAGCATTATTATCCATCACAGAAAAATCTAATGCTTTAGCTTCTTCACTTACTCCAAATATTGCTGCTTTTAATTCAACAAATTTTTTTTTAAGATTACTTACTATTCCATCACCTTCATCTAATTTAATAAACATTGCTGTAAAACCAACAATTAATCCAACTGGACCAGTTATAAATTTTAGTAATTTTGGTATAAATATTGATAAATTTTTTATTACATTTAAAAAAGCAGCAGCAGCTTTAAATAATGGACCAAATGCAGCTGTTATTAAAGCTATATTAATTGCTAGTTTTTTATTTTCTGTACTCATACTTCGCATACTATCAACTACACCTCTTAATGTTTTTATAACATCACTTGCTAATGGTAATAATTCTTTACCAAATTGCTCACCTAATTCTTTGACACTTTCTTGTAAACTTTTTGTACTATTTGCAACACCATTACTTGTTCTTTCATAATCACCTAAAGCATTTGTAGATTGTGCAATTACAAAATTATATCTAAGCTGAACTTTTTCAGCTTGATTCATTTCTTTTATAGTTTTAGTTATGCCTTGTTCTAATGCAAATTGTTTTAAATTTGCTTGGGTCATTACAACACCTAATTTTTTTAAAGATTCTGTTTCACCAGTAAAAATACTTGCTAAAGCTGTTTGAGCAATATCTATTCTTATATTTTTAAAAGATGCTAAATCACCAGCCAAACCAACTAAAGATGTACTCATTTTGGCAGCATCTTTTTGTGTTAATCCCATTGATGTTCCCATATCACCAAATAATGAAGCCATTTCTAAAGCTGATCCTTCTGCTATACCAAAACTATCTAAAGTAGTTTTTGCAAATTTTTCTACTACAATAGAAGATTGACCAAATGATACATTAACTTTATTTAATGATTCCTCAAAATCAGAAGCTAATTTAATAGCTCCAGCACCAATAGCCAGAATAGGAAAAGTTAAATTTTGAGTAAGTTGATTACCAATTTTATTTGCACTTCTACTCCATTTAGACAATTTCTTTTGAGCTTGTTTCATAGATTTGTCAAAACCTTTGAAATCAGCACCAAACATTACTGTTAATTTACCAATTAAACCTAAAGCCATTATTTTTTATTTTTGAAATTAGACATATTTTTAATATATTCTGCTTTATTTTTTAATTTTTCGTAATTCAATTTTTTATCATTTTTATCCCAATGGAACTCAATTAAATCTTTTGGTTTTAAAGTTTTGCCTTTTGGTAGTTGAATATTAAGCAATAATGTTGTTTGCCATCTTACTCTTTCCCATTTTGACTTTTCTCTAATATTTTCAAGCTCATAAAAACCATCCAACTTATTCCAAAAATATTTTGGTAAATAATCATAAAATTCATTTACCCCCATATTAAGTTGTCCTAAAGCAATCCTTTCTAATTTCTGCCAAGTAAGAGTAATTATTTCCTCTTGGCTTTCTGCTTTTTTTTATTAGAATTACTTCCCATGTGATTAGTTAAAATTTTCATTGCCTCACCAATTACATTAAAATCAGTATCTATTAAATCAGCTAAATCATCTATTGTTAATTCACATTCTTGTTTTGAAGCTCTATAACCATCTTCAATACCACAAAATATTAAAGTTAATGCATTGTCTAATGTCATATTTGCACCAAGTTTATCTAAATCTTGTAAAGATGTATTGCTAATTCTACTATATTTTCTTAAAGCATTAAATCCAAATTTAATTGGATATTTATTTTCATTTATTTCTATAAAAGTATAATTCATTTTTTGTTTAGTTTAGTAAGGATTGGAGCAATGGTACTAAACAAAAGTACCAAAGCTCCTCACCTAAATTATTAAATCACTTGTGTTAATACACCAGTTCCCTCAATAGAAAGAGAATAAGTAGCAGTATCCTCAGTTCCACCAGTTATGCTTACAGATGTAATATAACCATTTCCAGTATAACTTATATCAGTTGAAGCAACAGTATTACCAAAAATAAATGATATTGGTAATCTGGCAGTTAAAACATCATCTTCCAATGATTTATCAACCCCATTTGCTAATGCTCCACTTGAGCCAGTCCATGCGTAAGCACCATCAATATCAATTGAAAAATCTCTTAATCCTTCTAAAATTTCTTTAAATCCATTAGATTCTTTGTTTGTTATTTCTCTCGGTGAATGATTAACATTCAACGTACAGTTTTGAGCAAATGCAACAAGATTAGTTGTTCCAGTGCTATAAACTTTTATATCAGTTCCATTTATAATCGCCATTTTCTTTTTTTTTTATATTAATTAATTATTTTTTTTAGCATCTTTTACCTTGCTTTTTTCTTTTTTTTCTTTTTTTTCTTCATTAATAAAACCATTATCTTTTAAATAAGAAATAGTTTGTTCATTTTTTATATCTAATTCAGTACCAGCAAAATTTATTTTTCCACCATACCGAAAATTTTTACTTAATTTTATTTTCATATCTATTTATGTTGTAGGATTAATTTGTCTTATTTGAAAATCTAATGCCTTTCTATAAATTCCAGCATTACCACTTGTATCATCAAAAATATCATTATAACTTTGAAATTGAGATGATTGAATTTGTTCTCCTCCATATGTTCCATCTGGAATTCTATCCATTGCCACTCTAATTTTTTGAGCTAAATCAGATGCTTGAGAATATGTTTCACTATAACAAGAAATCATAACATCATTAGTATCTAAAGTAGAAACACCATCTTTTGTATCATTTGGCTGCACTCCAGTTACATCATATATAATAAATGGAAATGTTGTAGTTTGAGGAGCAACATTTGGAAATATTCTTGTACCAACCAAATTACGAACATTAGTATTTGCAGCCAAAATATTATATATTGATTTACCTATTTCCATTTTTTAATTATAACCTAAAGTACCAAATTTTCTAATTTTTTTAATTTCTTTATACATTACTTTTTTTGCATCTATTAACATATTATTTATTAAAAAAGTTTTTGTTGTTTTATATGCTGGCTCAATAAATGGTTTTGCTGGTCCCCATTTATAAGATTTACTTTTAGCTTGATTTCCTACCTCTATCCATGCACCATAAAAACCACTTTTTTCTTTATTTTTAAAAGCTCCTTTTGCTCTTAAACCAACATAACCTCCACCAAATTTTCTACTTGCTTTAGTTGTTATAAAACCAACACTTTTTTCAAGTTGATTTGATCCACTTGATCCATTTTTAAAAGACATTCCAGCAATATTTTTTTTTATTTCTTTTTGTAATGGTTTTGAATTTTCCCTAAATATTCTTTCTAAGTTTTTAGGATTGTTTAATATATCTGGAAAATTACTTAAAAATTTTTGTAAACCTTTTAAACCTACAACATTAATACCAACTCTTGATTTTGTTCCAGTTGTTCCAGCTAATTTAGCTGCTGATGATCCTCCTTTATTTCCAAATGTTATAGCCATTAATCTTTGTTTTCACATATAATCTCAAGAAAAGCATCTCTTCCATCAATCTCATTAATAACTTTAGGAAAGTATTCTTTACCATCATAATCTATTCTTGATTGTAAACTTAAATTTCCCATATC